CAAGAAGCCCGGCCAGTGGTCTGACAGCCAAGGCTGGCGCGGCATGGGCGACTGGACGCGCTTCGCCCAGCGCATGCCCACCGACATTGAAATCGAACACTGGGAGAAGTGGCCGGATGCCGGTATCGGCGTGGTGCTCGGCAAGATGTCAGGCCTCGTGGCACTGGACAAGGACTACGACTTGCCGGGGGGCGGCAATGACGCGCTGCAAGCCCTGATACCCTACAGCCCGGTCGCCAAGAAGGGCGAGAAGGGCTGGACGCGGTTCTACCGCTGGAACGGCGAGAAGTCATGCAGCTTCGACGTGGGCGGTATGCGCGTGCTCGATGTGCTGTCGGACGGCAGGCAGACCGTGGTGCCGCCGACGATTCACCCCACCGGCCTGCATTACACGTGGATCACCGAGGACACGCTCGATTCGATCCTGTCGGCTGACGAACTGCCGATGCTGCCCGACGATTTCCTCCAGCAAGTCGAAAAGCTGCTGGCGCCCTACCAGTCTGACCGCGACAAGAAGCACCAGAAGAAGCACGTCGCGCCCAAGGAGGACGACGGCCACATCAACACCGACCTGTCGATTCAGGCCGAATACTTCCGCGACCTGAACAACGCTGCACTGGCCCGCCTGGATGACTGGGTGCCCAAGATCATCCCGACCGCGAAGGCCGATCACGGCGGCTTCCGGTGCGTGGCCACGTGGCGCAACTGCGCGAATCCGAACATCGGCATTCACCCGCACGGCATCCGTGACTGGGGCGGTGGCTACGGCATGACCGCCGTCGATCTGGTGATGTACGCCAATGGCCTGACCTTCCAGCGTGCCGCTGAATCCCTGCGCAACTGCCTTGCGCTGGCCGAACCGGAACCGCTCCAGATGACCGTGGGCGGCATGCCACAGCACCAGGCGCAGCCCGTGGCCCAGCCGGTGAAGTTGCCGCCGCTGCCATGGCAGAAGATGGTGGAACAGCCCGCAACCGTGATGTTGCCGCCGACCACAAGTGATGAACCGGCGAAAGCCATCCCGCGCTTCATCACTAACCCGCCCGGTATCCTGAACGACATCGCGCAGTGGATCACCGCCACCGCACCGAAGGCCCAGCTCGAGTTATCCCTTGCCGCGGCTATTTCGCTGGCGGCCACTTGCACGCAGCGCATCTACCGCAGCAATCTGGCCAACTTCACCAGCCTCTACGTGGTGATGGTCGCCAAGTCGACCGAAGGCAAGGAGCACCCACAGTCCTGCGTGGAGCGTGTGCTGACGGCTGCCGGCCTGCAAGACCTGATCGCCGGTTCCGGCTACACATCGGCGGGCGCGGTGTTCTCGGCCCTGCTCAAGCAGCCCAGCCACATCGCCATCATTGACGAGATGGGCAAGCTCCTGAAACTCTCGCGCAGCAAGGGCAACGCCAACAGCGAGGCGGCCATCGACAAGCTGGTGGAAGCCTTCGGCAAGCTCAATGGCGTGATGCGCCCACCGGTCTATTCGACCATGACCATGACCAAGGCACAGGCCACTGCTATGAATGGCTCGGTGCCGTTAATTCAGAACCCAGCCGTCACCATTCTGGGGGCGACGACACCGGCCACGTTCTACGGCAACCTGACCGACGATCTGGTGCAGGACGGCTTTCTCGGTCGCCTGATCGTAGTGGAATCCAGCCAGCCGCGCCAGTTGGCCCGCTTCGTGGATCAGACAGATCCACCGCCGCGCATTGTGGAGTGGTGCAAGAAGGTCAATACGCCAGCCCAGCGCACGGGCAACCTGACCGAAATCAGCATGGCAGAGATGCCAGCACACACGGTAGGCATGAACATCAAGGACGATTGCCAGGAGTTGATGCGATCGTTCGAGGCGGAACTGAACCAGTTGAAAGACCAGTTCGAGCCGGAGCATCTGGACGTGCTGCTGGGACGGACGTTCGAGAAGGCGCTACGGCTGGCCATGATTGCCGCCAAGGCGATGGATGCCTCAACCCTGACGGTGCGCCGTGAGCATCTGGAGTGGGCCATCAGCTACGTGCGCCACTATGACCTGTCGCTGGTGCGTGCCGTGCGCAAGAACCGCATCGTCAGCCAGATCGACACGGACATGAAGAAGGCTGTCGATTACATCCGGGGCGCTCGCAAGTACGCCAGCGATCCCAAGCTGGGCCATCTGGCGGGCGTGCTGGCTGCCGGGGCAATGCCGCGCCAGTTGCTCTTGAAGAAGATGCACATGAAGGCCAGCGAGTTCAACGCGATGATCGACACCGCCATCGAAGCTGGCATCATCACCCGGTCGCCCGGTGTGCATCTGAACTATGCGGGCGACGTGTATTACTGCGCGGATCAGGACTGACGGCGGGTAGCCCTGTCGTATTCGTCGGCCAGTCTTGTCGCGCCTGCCTCTGCTTGCAGGCGTTCAGCCTCTGTGCGCTCTTGCCACCGCCCTGCGCGGTAGGCGACATACAGCGCCAGCAGCATCAGAATTCCAGTCATATCCATCGTTCGCTCCTTCGTTTTGTGCCAGTCTGGCATAAAAACGGGCCGTCTGCGCGGCCCGGTTGGTCATGGCTTCTTCCTCGGGCGCTTCACGCCTTCGGGATAGGGTTGCTTGTTGGGCGATCCACGAGGGCGGCCACGCGGGCGCTTGCCGACAATGGCCTCCACCTTGCCATTGGTGCGCAGCTTGTTTCCAATCACCGGCAGGGACGTGCGCAGCAGATCAGACCAGCGAATCACCCACCGGCCATTGACCATGTGCGCATCGCCGTGCATGTACCCGGCGCGGCACCAGGCAGTGATGCATTGGGGCGTGACACCAAGCACAACGGCCAGTTCCTTCGGACTCATGAACATGGCTATGCCCCCACAATCGGCTTGACGTGGCAGGCGTGGTGCAGCGTGGTTTCCCGGTCGCCGCCATCCATCAGGACGACAATCTCACGCCGGCCAAAGCGTGTTTCCCGGCGCACCACGTAATACTTCTGCCCGGTGCGACACAGGACGAACTGCACGCCTTGGCCAAGCTGGCGCAGGTGCATGGTCATGGCAGCACCCGCTTGAATTCCACCACCCACACCCACGGATTGTCATTCCAGCTTTCCGTGCCGTTGATGAACTTCCACAAGGATCGGAAGCTACGGCGGGCATCGCCGCACGGCGGAACGCCAACTTCCTCGCTGTCAGGGTCGCAGTACCGGCGCCATCCGCTGCCCACGACAACACGCTCCACGCCTTCAGCCTGGGCGTCTGCTTCCGTGATGTCGTGCAGGCGCTCAACGCGAACGGCGGTAATCTCCAGCAGGATGCGGGAAGCAATGCGCGGCATGTGGATGCTTGGCTTCCACTTCTTCTTTTTGCCGATCAGGTCGCCCAGCCGGTAGCCGTGCTGGTAGGTGGCGGCATAGTCGTACTCGATGGGCCTGCCGCCGTTGTAGTGCGGGTCTTGCGGGTAGAACGTCTCACGCACCCACAGTCGGTCGCCGAGTTGCCCGTAGGGGCAATCGACGTAACCAGCGTAATCAACACGGGCGGGCTTCCACACTTGGCCATTGACCACGACAACATCGGCACCGCGGCGCAGCTTCACCACACGGCGCGTCATGGTCTTGCGGCCTTCGAGGATAGCCCGCACCATCGGGCCAGAGAACAGGATGGGGCGCTCTTTCACGGCTGCACTTTCTCAAGTTCGTGGTTGTCATTGAGGCGGTACGCGGTATCTGGCTTGATGCCATCCTCGCCGACATACCCAATCTTGGTGCGGTATCGCTGGGCTTTGCTGTCCCACCATTGGATGCGAATTTCGCCGTAATTGCCAGCCGTCGCCGTGCCGCTCTCGCCAGCCGTCGCCGTGCCGCTCTCGCCAGCCGTCGCCGTGCCGCGTGCCCCAACTTGTATCGCTTCGCCGTCGCCAACCTTCATGCACGCGCCAATGACAGCCACGTTCAGCGCCTTCGGTTCGTTTGCGATGATGAAGTCGGCAGCATCTGACTTGGTGCCGATGAAGCGCACTCGCGCATTGGGAAATTTGCACTTCCCGCCAAGCATGACGATTTCTGCGCTGGGTACTTCGAGCACCATCCATTTGGCGTCGTCATTCTCCCAGTACGAGACGCAGGAATGATCGCCTTGGCCGTACAGCCAACCGTGCAGCCCGTTTCCGCACTCTTTGTTCTTCTTCCAGTCGGGCGCCGACACTTCGGCCCCCACGTCTGCGGGCCATGAGAACCCACTATGGCTGGTCAAGTCAGGGCGGCATACGCGCAGCACCAGGGAGGTTTCGGCGGCTGCCGGCTTCTTCGATTGCTTCTTGGTCATTTTCGGTTCCTTGTGTGAGAAAAGTTCAACTCAATAGGCGAGTTAATCGCCATCGTTTGCTACGGTTTCGAGTGCCGCCAGCAGGGGCGACATGAGGCGGCAAAGGTCGCTGTGTTGCGGTGCCATGAGTACCAGCAGCGCCCGCTTCTGGCGTTTCAGCGCGTTGTACTCGTTGAACACGCGCCGCTTGTTCGAGACAAGCGGGACGTTCATCTCGGGGTTGTTACTGTCGCCGCCGATGTAGAAGCCAGGTGCTTCCAGCATGGCACGCACTTGAGGCTGGATCAGGTCGATTTCTTCGGCTTGGCCGATCAGGATGGGGTTGTTCATTCGTAACTCCTAGAGGTCAAGGATTCGGACAACAGGCCGGGAGATGTACCAGCCTGCGAGGCAGCAGGAGAGAAGGACGAGGCTCATGCGGCCTCCACGATCGCTAAGGAGATGCCTTCGACGCCAAGGGAACCGCCACGCATCAGCGTGCGCTTGCCCATGTACTGCTCTCGGACTTCGGCCCAGTTCGGCCAGTCGGTGCGCTCTGTTGTCCAGACGCTTTTGTAGTCGGGATGGATGGCATCCCATTCGGCTTTGGTGATCTTCTCAAGCATGGTTCGTTCGCTCCTTCGGTCATGGTTCGGGTTGAGGAAATCTCAACCACAACGAAATAATACAGCAAGACTTTCTCACGGGAAATGATTATTTTAAGTTTTTCTCAATCCGTGTGGCCAGAGGGCCACAGCACTCCGGCGACTTCCCAAACTTCCCAAAACTTCCCAAAGTCTGGGAAGTCAAAAAAGCCGGGTTAGAAGTCTGTAAGTAGTTGATATATATATAGTTCTATATATTTCTTTCTTTTATTTATCCTCAACTTCCCAACTTCCCAGACCTACCACCATTTTTTGATTTCCTGATCTCTCAGGACATTTTTCTCGGGAAGTTGGGAAGTTGGGAAGTTTGGCCGTTTTTCTGGTGTAAGTCGTTGTCGCGTAAAGACAAAGTGACTTCCCAAGGTTTGGGAAGTTGCGGGGAAGTCTGGGAAGCCGTGGGAAGTCGGACTTCTGGCGCTGTTCGCTGGCCGACGCTTTCTGATTGAGCAATTCTTAACCCGCTAGTATGATCTGCGGCATGAGTTTTCCTCAACGCCGCAAGACCGTTAATCGGTCAGAAGAAGTCGAACAAGCGAAGGTGGTGCGCTGGTCGCATCTGCCCGCTGTTCGTTCGCTCATGCCTGCGCTGCGCTGGCTGCATCACTCGCCGAACGGCGGCAGGCGTGACGCCTTTACCGGTGCACAGATGAAAGCCCTGGGCGTGAAGCCGGGATTCCCCGACTTAATCCTCCCGGCACGCGCTGGCGATTCAACCGGCCTCATCGTCGAAATGAAGTCGGACACCGGCAGGGCTTCGGACGCCCAAAAGGAGTGGATCGAGCACTTCAAAGCCCAAGGCTGGGAAACCACCATCGCCAGATCGGCTTCAGAGGCGCGAACGATCCTCTGTGAATACCTGGGCATCACCACTGATTCCGCCCCAGCACTAGATGCCTAGCGTATGGATGGCCAGCCGACCTATCGAATGCGCGTGCTGGCCGTAGTGGAAGCCTCCCCCTCGCCACTAACCGGCCGGTACATTGCCAACGCTTGCGGCCTGACCCACAAGCAGGCTATCGACGCGCTGAACGCGCTCTACAACTACGGCAGGGTTCATCGTCAGGGGCGAAAGCGCGCGGCTCGCTGGAGTCGTGTGCAGCCATTGCCGCCCGTGCCCCAGTTTTATCTTCTCGACCTTCTAATGTTTCGCCTCGCCAATAACAGGAAACGCAAATGACCACAATCCTTGAGTAACGTGAGTAACGCCTGCTGGAACGCTGTCAGGAGTAGCGGTTCGAGTCGAATTCTCCGGGCGTCCATACCATGACGCCAATCCACCAGGAGGAATTGCCATGCTCGAATCATTGCTGGGGTCACTTTTCGGCGGCCTGTTCAGGCTTGCCCCCGAGTTTTTGAAGTGGCTCGACCGCAAGGACGAGCGTAATCACGAGCTGTCGATGTTCCGCCTGCAAACCGATCTTGAGAAGCAACGCGGGACATTCAACCTTGAAGAAAAGTATGTCGATCACAGCACAGCCGCCCTTGATGCCATCCAAGAGGCGTTTCGGGAGCAGTCAGCAACCGCAAGCGCCAGCTACAAGTGGGTTGCCGCAGCATCCGCACTGGTTCGACCAGGCATCACTTACGTTCTTTTCGGGCTTTACGTCGCCGTCAAGATCGCCGCGCTTACCTATGCCATCAACTCAGGCGCCGTTTGGCGCGATGTGCTGATTGCCAACTGGTCTGCTGACGACTTCGCTATGTTGAACATGATTCTAACGTTCTGGTTTGTCGGTCGCGCTATCGAGAAGTACCAAAAATGAGCATCTCCACCGCCATCCAGACCGCGATTGACGCGCTGATTCGCCCGTTCGAGGGCTATCACCGCCGTTTGTCCGACGGTGGATGCGCCGCCTACCCAGATCCTGCGACAAAAGCCGATCCTTGGACGATTGGCTATGGCACAACCGGCCCGAGCATCACACCAAGCACGCAATGGACGCACGATCAGGCGCTTGCCGCCCTGCGTGCCGAAGCGACACAGAAGGCCATGGGCGTGCTCAAGCTGTCGCCCATGCTGGCCACCGAGCCAGACCGCCGCATCGCTGCACTGATCTCGTTCACATATAACTGCGGGCTGAGAAATTATCGTATCTCCACGCTTCGCCGTCGTGTCAATCAGCGCGACTGGCCCGAGGCTGCCCGCGAGATCATGAAGTGGAACAAGGCCGCAGGCCGCGTGATGGCGGGCCTGACTCGCCGACGTGCTGCTGAGGCTGTCTTTTTGAACTGACCGAGGGAACCAGCGCCATGGCGACAGAAGAACACCCAATCCGACGAGAACATTCTTGCGATGCAGCCGCACCAGGCGTGCAGTGTTCTCACTCTAAGTACATATCCGAGAATGCAGCCGAACTTGCTGTCAAGAAGGTATTTGCCATTCTTGGCGTGGACATCGACCGGATTGAGTCGGTTGAGGAATTCCGGGATGATCTGCGCTTCGGCAGGAAGATGCGCAAGGTCGCTGACCATGGATTGCTGGCCTTCTTCGGCGTGGTTGCTGCTGCCTTCGCTGCTGCTGTGTGGGCCGGCATTGTCTCGAGCATCAAGCACTGATGGCAGAAGCCGAATCCCCCAAGAAGAAGCCCGCTGCCAAGGGACTGCCGAAGGGAACGCGCAAGCTCAACCGACCACGCCTCACGATCAGCGGCTTGACCGTCGAACAGGAGGCGTACTGCCGTGGCCGCGCCATGGGCATGTCGGTGGAGGAAGCCTTGCTTGCCTCGAACAGTACCGTCAGCGTGCGCACGGCACGCGACTGGGAATCCTCGACGTGCAAGAACTTCAACCAGGCTGTCGCAGATCGCATCAACGAACTGACCGCACTGGCCCAGAAG